ATATGACTCCTGATGCTTTGCCTGATATGTTGACTAAAGCATTACAAGTAGGATTTGATACTAATGTAGGCCATGACTTTATAGAAGATGCCGATAAGCGTTTTGACTTTTATCATAGGTTAGAAGAAAAGGTTGCTTTTGATTTAGAAATGTTTAACAAAATTACAGAAGGTGGTTTATCTAATAAGACTCTTAATATAGCATTGGCGGGTACTGGTGTAGGTAAATCCCTATTCATGTGTCATATGGCGTCTGCTAGCATCTCTAAGGGACAAAATGTGTTATATATTACCCTAGAAATGTCAGAAGAACGCATCGCAGAAAGAATAGATGCTAACCTAATGAACATTCCTATTATGGATTTAAAAGACTTATCTAAGCCTATGTTTGATGATAGGATTTCTAAGGTAAATGATAAAATAGAAGGTAGATTAATTGTTAAGGAATATCCTACAGCGTCTGCACATAGTGGACACTTCAAGGCCTTGATAGATGAATTAAAATTGAAAAGGAATTTCCATCCTGATATTGTCTTTATAGACTATCTAAATATATGTACAAGTTCTAGATTCAAACCTGGAAGTAGTGCTAACTCTTATACAATTATTAAGAGTATTGCAGAAGAACTTAGAGGTTTGGCAGTAGAACTAGATGTTCCTATATTTAGTGCTACACAGACAACAAGAGGTGGTTATAACAGCAGTGATGTAGAACTTACAGATACATCTGAGAGTTTTGGACTTCCTGCTACAGCAGACTTGATGTTTGCTATTATTAGTACAGAAGAGTTAGAACAGATGGGACAGCTAATGATTAAACAGTTGAAAAACAGATATGCTGATCCTACAAGAAACAGAAGGTTCATGATTGGTGTGGATAGATCTAAAATGAGATTATATGATTTAGAAGATTCTGCCCAACAGGCCATAACGGATTCAAACATTGATGTTCCTGTATTCGACAGGGCAAGGACAGAGAGTGCATATGATGATCTTAAATTTTAATGGAATAGATTTTGAAGTATTAGATACTGATGTAGCAAAACGCTATGCTAAGTTTCTACAAACTAATCTTGATGAGGCTCAGGAGTTTTACTTTATGGGTGAAACTGCAGAAGTAATTCAAGATGAAATAGACAAAATAGTTTTTATGTTAGGTATGGAACCTACAAAAGATTTGAATAAACTACATGAATTTTTTGCAGACAATGAAAACGATCCTGAAATGTCAAGATTAAATAATCTTATTCATTATCTTGAATTAGTGGAAAATGACTTTCCACCTAGATGGGGATATATGACAAGACCTGGTTCATCTGCAGAAATGGAATTGACTCCAGAAGACTATAAGTATTTTACTATTGAAAGACAACCTGGATGGCTATATATTAATTATGCACATGTAGGTAAACACTTTGCCGAGATTGCTCATACAGCAGATTGGAATATTAAACCTGAACAGTATATACCTCAATACTTGGCTAGACCTAGTTTTCATATATGGTTAGGTGATATGATTAACCCTGAGGAAATACCTCAGTTTAATGGAAAGTTATCTTTTGCTCATAGAAAGTTAAAAGATAGATTAAATTTACCTGCTTTAGACGACCCTGCACTAAGAATAGGCTATATTCCTTTTGCTAAGGTTAAAAGTAGTATAAATACATATGATATTGCAGGACTATTATTTAAGTCCAAATTAAAAAATAAGCATATGGAGTTATTTACAAATGGCTGAAGATTCAACAGTAAATTTAAGTTTAGAAGAATATGAGGCTCTGAAGACAGCAGCAGCCCCGGTAGAAGAGGAACCAGCAGCATCTACAAAACCTTGGTGGAGTGCACCTGATGATAGAGGTTGGATGTGGATTGCACCTGAGTACTTTTCTAGATGGCGTATATTTCCTAGAGCATTTATTAGTATGTACATTTACCTATTATTTAAGGTTGTTACATGGTTCATGGAAATACCTACACCCAATGCAGAACAAGCAGGTTTGGTGTCAGTAATTGTAGGAGCTGGAGCAGCTTGGTTTGGTTTATATGTAAACTCAACCAGCACAGAGCATAAAGAGAAGTAAATGCCTGAGATAGTATTATCAGATTTCTATATTCAGTTCATAGGGTTTTTACTCACCCTCATGGTTGGACTGGCAATTAGAGACTGGGCTACATCTTTTGTTAAAGGTGCTAAGTTTAGATTTAACCCCGCCTTTAAAGAAGGTGATAAAGTAAGATTAGATGGGCAACATGCCTTGATAGTTAAAATTGGAATGAGTGAAACAGTTTTTGGAATATATGGAGATGATGGATATACATGGAGGTATGTTCCAAATGCTAGAATAGAGTTTTTGAAGTTAGAAAAGATAGTTGACCCTGAGTTACATCGGGACACGCAACAAGAGAAGGCACAAAAAATAGTTGACGCTATGCAAAATGCCAAAATTAAAACTAACGGAGAGGAAATTAATAAATTAAAAAATGGAGAGAAGTGATGCCCCCAAAATTCAAAAAGAGCCACAAGGAATGGATTAAAGGTCCAGACGGCAGACCAACAAAAAGAACTAGAATGAAACACTATTATGTAGGACAAACTTCTACAGAAGAATTAATAGAAGCTATTAACAAGGGCAAACCTAAACATAAAAATAAATTTATTAATGAATTAACAAGGCGTGGAGTGAAATTAGTATGGAAAACGAAAGACGAAATAGCGACGGAACAATAGGCGGTGAACAAAAGCCTGGCGCTCTAAAAATATATGATGGAGCATTAAGTCCAGATTTCTGTGATGAACTTATCAAAACATTTGATCTAAATGAAGACAAACATGTACCTCAAGATGATGGTATCATGAAGTTTATCGAATATAACTACACCAGCAACCATCACACAGATGAAGTCCATGGTAGATTAATGGCTCACTTAGGAGAGTTATTCAAACAATACCTCACAGATTTGGGTACAGGACTTCATATCAAATTAGCTGGATTTGAGCAGTTAAGAATTAAAAAGTACACAGCAGATACAGAAGACAAATTTGATGTCCATGTAGATGTTACAGACCACAAAAGTGCTATTCGAGCAGTGGCATTCTTATTCTACTTAAATGACAGCGACGGAAACACAGATTTCCCATTACAAAGATTAGGAGTAGAACCGAAGAAAGGTAGGGTAGTTATATTCCCACCTAACTACGAATACCCTCATATTGGCAATAAATGTACAGGTGAAGACAAATTTATTATGTCAACATACTTACATTATGCCTAAGTAACTGATTTATAACCAAAAAAGATTTAAGAAAATGCTTGACTTATGGTCCACCAGAGTGCATAATAACGGTATATTAAATAAAAAGGTAAGGTAAAAATGAGAACTTGGGAAGAACTATCAGAAAAAGAACAATTACTAACTTATATTAGTGATGTTCATAAGGATGCTTATGGGTTTAGACCTAGAGGCACTTATAATGATTGGTCTGTTCCAGAGCTCAAGAAAGAACTTGATAGTCTATGCGAGGCAGCTAATGAAGAAGCCAAACGCATAGAAACTATGGAGAACGAATCTTGGGTTGAACTCAAAGAACACTTTACCAATTTAGTTAATATGGGAGCAAAGGACTTTAGACAGGCTCTTGAATGGGATATGCAAGCTGAGGATTGTGTACATGAAGGCTGGAAAGATTACGGCTTTTATTGCTACAGTAAGAGGATTGCTTATCGTAAGGAGAGGGTACTGACTAGGTTAGCAGCTTAATTGCTGTTTTGGTCCTATTAGTGGTTGACATTTTGTTCGTAAGAGTGCATAATGTTACTTATAAATTAGAAATGGAGATATGCTGTTATGACAGATCAATTATTTAACTATGCAGGCTATAGCAAGACTGAGTCAGGCCAAACTAAGGCTAGGTTCGGTAATGATATGGTTTCACGCATTAAGAAACTTACGGCTAAGGGTAACCAAGATACTTGGTTCGCTGAATTGCCGGAAGCTATGACCAAGAAGCAAGCGTCAGAGTTTCTACTTGAAAGGGAAGACATTAAGTCCAACTTTGATGTTAGAGACGCTTTGCAGAAGGTCGTATATCGTAATGTACCTAAGTCAACAAGGACTTCTAAAGTCGTTGTTAATGAGGGTGCACAACCTGGCAATTCTGCCAACAATAATATGGAGAGCTAATATGGCTAATCGTAAAGTGACCCAAACTCAAAAGGTTCTAAACTTTTTGAATAAAGGGAACAGTTTGAGCAATGCAGTAGCAACGCACAAACTTAAAGTAAATAGACTACCTGCTAAGATTCATGTTCTTAGACAAGCTGGGTATCCTATCTACACCAATACCAATGCAGTAGGTAACCCTACTTACCGTCTTGGTACACCTAGTAGAGCAATGATAGCAGCAGCTTTTAAAGCTGGCGTATCATTTAGCTAAGGCTAGATCAATGGAGCACTTTAAGTCGGGAACTAGCGCATGTGCTCCATTACATTTTTTGAGGTTTGGTACACCGAGGTCGTCCGAGGCCAAAGTACCTACTATAAATAAAAGGAGAGAGGGTTGGACCTCATTAAAAACCAAGACTGATAAAAACATATTTGTCCTGGGTACGACAAAAGAAATAAAAGACCCACAGATTTTTGCTCGGATAGCTCAGTTGGTAGAGCAGGGGTTTTGTAAACCTCAGGTCGTAGGTTCAAATCCTATTCCGAGCTCCAGACAACAAACGGAGTATTAAATGGCAGGCGAGGCATATAAAGAAGTAAACATAGGTAAAGAAATGTGTGATGCTTTAGAACAGCAATACAGAGGCAACATAGCCTCAGCAAAAGCTAATGTTAGAGTTTATTTAGAAAACCCAGCAGGTATAGGCGAACATCCAGATGTAGTTCAAGCCCTTGATACACAAATCGCAATTATAGCAGAAAACCAAGAGAAGTTAGATATTCTCAATAGCAGAGCGTTCAATTTTCCAGGAGACAGATATCCCGTTGAATAATATAGACGCAACCTTTGGTAACGAATTTTTTAGAGCAGAGATCTCACCTATGGAGGTGCCAGACGGAATGTTCAAAGTAGAGTTTTTTAGTAAGGACGATTTGGTCTTTACAGAATATGTTGGAGATAGAAATATAGCTGTTGATACAGCAAAGACATTCGTTAGACAAAGGGAGAAAGTGCATGGCAAATAATGTATATTCCACTATACAATTTGAAAAAGGTAATAATGAAGCAGAAAGAGAATTCGTAAGAGTTTTTGAATTCATTGAAACCTTTGATGAAAAAGGATTAGAGTTTGCAGACTTTTATCTTACTAATCAGGAAATCGTAGATGAAGAGTTTATGGAGACTTGGGTTGGTCCTCGTAAGGCAGAGATTACAAAGTTCATGGGAACAGAAGTAGAAGTTAAATCATCGTGGATATCTCCTCATAAGTTTTTCGAAGGTTTATTAGAACATTTAAGAGCTACAGATTCAGATGTTGTATTAAGTATGCAATATGAGGATGAGTTCATAAATTTCTGTGGTGTGTATGTTAATGATAAGAATATTGAAGAGTCAGGTACTTGGTTTAAAAAACAATATGATGAGATAGATGATAACCAATTAGACTTCTTAGAGTTCGTAGAGGACATACAGATAGAATGGTTAGATGAATTGTGTTGATTTTGTGTTAATAGTATGTTCGGAGGATATATAATGCGGTTTGTGGAAAAAATGGAGACATATTGTTCACAATCTCCTACTTCTTCTGTTCTTATACATAATGGAGGAAGACTTGAGACTTGTTAAGACGACTTCAACCAAAGGTCAACAGGACGTCAAGATGGAGATGGAGATATGAGGTTAGATTACAAAGATTGTGGCAAAATTGGCATTACATGTAGCACATTTGATTTGTTACATGCAGGACATGTCGTTATGTTAGAAGAGGCCAAAAGACATTGTGATTACCTGATAGCAGCGCTGCAAGTAGATCCTACCCAGGACAGAGATACTAAAAACAAACCTATTCAAAGTATAGTAGAAAGACAAATACAATTAGCTGCTGTGAAGTATGTTGATGAGATAGTTATGTACTCTACAGAATCAGAATTAGAAGATTTATTCCTTACACTACCTTTAAATATTAGAATACTAGGTACTGAATATAGGGACAAAGAGTTTACAGCTAAACAAATATGTTTGGACCGTAATATTGAATTGTTTTACAATGTCAGAGATCACTCGTTCTCGAGTACAAGTCTCAGACAAAGAATACAATCCAATGAAATTGAAAAAATAACTGGTTACACAGATGCAGTAATGCCTGAGGTGATAGCCGCTAACAAAAAGAGGAATGATGATGAAGAACGAGACAACAGCGATTCGTAGAGTGGTTAATTGTTTAAATGCTGAGAAAAGAGCTTTACATGGTGAATTCAAAAGCTATTGGAAACATACAGCACAAAAGATTGCTTCTGCTAATGATATTGATATAAGTAAAGTAAAAGATAATTTGGAGTTATATAATGCCGAAGTTAAAAGCAGTAGCGTCCACTAGAATTTGGGAGTCTAAAGGCGAAAGTCCAGACTTTCCTATGTGGCAACCTGTAGGTTCTAATGAATATATTATTGGCTACCTGGAAATAGCTGAAGATGAGGAACCTTCAATTAGGGCAGTAGGGGGTATGATAGAAAAACTTAGTCATATCCTAGAAGGTAGATTGACACCCAAAGTCGTGGAAATATATACAGGCTTTGATTTGTATGACGAGAACAGTCTAACTCACAACGAACAATTTCAACTTAATCAGGGAGACCAAATTGACTTCCCAGCAGAAGACATCACCAAAATCAAGGGAGAAGACTAGGGTAACTTTAGGCTACACCTATTTCGATAATCCCGATTATTTAACTCGCCAGCTAGAGTTATGGAAAACATATCCTGCTGGTGTAGATATTTTTGTTGTAGATGATGGCTCAGAAATGTATCCTGCAATAGATATTTTAAAATACTACGAACCAGAACATTTTCAACCTACTTTACAACTATGGAAAGTTACAAGGGACTTAGGTTTTAATTCCCATGGTTGTAGAAATTTAATAGCAAAGTATTCCACAACAGATCCTATCCAATTCCTTGATATGGATATGTTCCTGCCAGCAGGACAAATTGCTGCACTTAAAAAAATTATAGTGAAAGAAGATGTTACATATCATCATAGATGCTACTTACATAGACTCCAAACTATTTGGGATCACCCAGGACACATGAATTGTTTTTTGATACATAAAGACACATATAATAAAAATAAAGGCTATGATGAGTCTTTTACAGGACATCATTATGGTGATAGAGAGTTTTTAGAAAGATTATATGCTAATGGTGTGGAGAAGGCAAAAACAAATCTTGTAATGGAATTACACGGCCAACCTAGACATGGTATTGTAACCGGGAAAGTAAATAAGACAGAATATATGGATGAAGACACCTTTCTGGCACCATTACCCATTCCAGAAGTTGGAAAATTAAGAGGAACAAAAAAGCAACGGTTAGACTTTCCGTTTGTTAAGATATTATAAATACTGTTATGCGCTTTACTGAATTTTTAAAAGAAGATAAAGAAGAAGATAAACTGAAGCATCTAGAGCATGTGGAGGATCATGTAATCCATGCTGGACACAAAGGCTTTGGACATGCGTTTCATACAATTAATGATGTACATAATGATCTACAAGGTAAAGGCAAATCTCAGACACAAACAACTATTAAATATGATGGAAGTCCTAGTGTTGTATTTGGCAAACACCCAGAGAACGGAAAGTTCTTTGTAGCATCCAAATCAGCATTTAATAAAAATCCAAAGATTAATCATACACACGAAGATATAGATGCTAATCATGGACATGCTCCTGGACTTGTATCCAAATTAAAAGCAGCTCTAGATCACGCACATAAAATTAAACCTAATGGTGTATATCAAGCAGATATAATGCACGCTGGAGATGTTAAAAAGAAAAATGATAGGGTAGAATTTACACCACAATTAATTACATATCACGCACCACATGATTCGGAACATGGTAAGGCAGCTTCTAAGGCTAAGTTAGGATTAGCAATACATACAGAATACGAAGGCAAATCTATAGCAGATATGAAAGCAAAACACGGTGCTATTGATAATGAACAGTTCACAAAGCATAAAGATGTGCATCTTATGAGTGCTAACCATGATACAAGTA